ACTTCTAATGCAGTCTCCATATTCTTTTATTGTACGTCCTTTGAAAGGTAAAAGGTATGACAATACAAAAGAAATAGGTGGCTTAGATTTTATAGTTAGCACATCAAAAGAAGACCATAAAGCATCTAATAGGTTTGGACAAGTAATATCTTTACCGTTATCTTATAAGGGTGATGTAAATATTGGAGATATATTGCTTGTACATCATAATGTATTTAAATTTTACTACGATATGCAGGGAAGAGAAAAAAGTGGTAAAAGCTTTTTTATGGAAGATATGTTTTTAGTAGATGAAGATCAGTTTTTTTTATACTATCAAAACGAAAAGTGGATAGCTCATTCTAAATATTGTTTTATAAAACCTGTAAAAGCAAAAGAATCTTTTTTAGGTAAAACAGGAAAAGAAGAACCTTTGGTGGGTACAGTAAAGTACATTAATAAGGAGCTTATTAATTTAGGAGTAAAAGAAGGAGATGAAATATCTTACACTCCAGATAGTGATTATGAGTTTGTAATAAACGATGAGAAATTATATCGTATGTATACCGAAAATATTACAATGATTTTATAATGGATATAAAACAAATAAAGTTAGAAATAATAAAGGCTGGAGAAAGGGCAGTTATTCAGTTAATTAAAGTTGCTAAAGAAGATATAATTAAATACGATGCTGAAGATGAGTTAGCAGCTGATAGATTAAAAAATGCAGCAGCAACAAAAAAGCTAGCTATATTTGATGCGTTTGAAATATTAAAAAGAATTGAAGAGGAAAAACAAATGTTAGAAGGAACGGACATAGTTAAAAACAACACCCCTAAAGGATTTGCAGAATCAAGATCAAAATAAATTATTTTTCTCACTATATAATATAGTGCCTAAAAACGTATTGTCAACAAAAAACAAAGCTAAGAGTTGGCAGTATGGTTACAACGAAAAGTATGATATTGTTGTTATATCTCGTTCAGGTCAAATTCAAGACATTATAAATATAAGTGGTTTAAATATAGCTCTTCCAAAACCACCAATTAAATTATACCAGCGTTCAAAAAATAAAGAAGAACAATACTGGGAGCCACACGAGTTACCAAAAGAATTAAAACGTATACAATCGATATTTCATTGGCATGATGCGCCGCCTCAGTTTAAAAACACCTGGGTTGATTATATTGAAAGTGAGTTTGATAAAAGAGAAGAAGGTTTTTGGTTTATAAATAATGGCATTCCTACATACATTACAGGAACACATTATATGTATTTACAGTGGACAAAGATTGATGTTGGTCATCCTGATTTTAGAGAAGCCAATAGATTGTTTTATATATTTTGGGAAGCGTGTAAAGCGGATAAAAGAAGTTTTGGAATGTGTTATTTAAAAATAAGACGTTCAGGTTTTTCGTTTATGAGCTCGTGCGAGGGTGTGAATACAGCTACAATAACAAAAGATTCTAGAATTGGCATACTATCTAAAACTGGTGCAGATGCAAAAAAAATGTTTACTGACAAAATAGTTCCTATATCTAATAATTATCCTTTCTTTTTTAAACCTATTCAAGATGGTATGGATAAACCTAAAACAGAATTAGCTTATAGGGTTCCAGCTTCTAAGATTACTAAAAAAAATATGTATGTATTAGATGATCAAGAGCTTGAAGGATTAGACACAACTATTGACTGGAAGAATACATCTGACAACAGTTATGATGGTGAAAAACTACAGTTATTGGTTCACGATGAAAGTGGTAAATGGGAGCGTCCTGAAAATATACTTAATAACTGGAGGGTAACTAAAACATGTTTACGTTTAGGTAGTAGAGTTATAGGAAAATGTATGATGGGCTCAACATCAAACGCACTAGATAAGGGAGGTAGAAATTTTAAAGATTTATTTGAGTCATCTGATTGTAAAAACAGAAACTCTAATGGTCAAACTAAAAGTGGGTTATATAATTTGTTTATTCCAATGGAGTGGAATATGGAAGGGTTTATAGATATTTATGGTATGCCTGTTTTTAATAATCCTACAAAAAAAATAGTTGGCATAGATAAAGAAACAATTACACAAGGTGCATTAGATTATTGGCAGAACGAGGTGGATTCATTAGCTTCAGATCCAGACGCTTTGAATGAATTTTACAGACAATTTCCAAGAACAGAGTCACATGCTTTTAGAGATGAAAGTAAACAGTCTTTGTTTAATTTAACAAAAATATATCAACAGATTGATTACAATGATTCTTTAAATATTCATCATCATGTTACTCAAGGAGGTTTCCATTGGAAGGACGGTATTAAAGATAGTAAGGTAATATGGACTCCAAATAAAAGAGGAAGATTTTTTGTAACTTACATACCTAAAGCTACGCTTCAAAATAATGTTATAATTAAGAACGGTAAAAAATATCCAGGGAATGAACACATAGGTTCTTTTGGATGTGATTCTTATGATATATCTGGTGTTGTTGTGGGTAAAGGTTCTAACGGAGCTTTACATGGAATGACAAAGTTTAGTATGGATGATGCGCCTAGCAATCATATATTTTTAGAATATATCGCTAGACCTCAAACTGCTGAAATATTTTTTGAAGAAGTTTTGATGGCATGTATATTTTATGGTATGCCTATTTTATGTGAGAATAATAAACCTCGTTTATTGTATCATTTTAAAAATAGAGGATATCGAGGATATAGTTTAAACCGACCAGACAAGTCTTATAATAAGTTGTCTAAAACAGAAAGAGAATTAGGGGGTATCCCTAACACTTCTGAAGATGTAAAACAATCACACGCCTCAGCTATTGAGTCGTATATTGAAAAACATATAGGTTTAGATTTAGAAGGTAGCTATAGAGATAAAGACGATATGGGTAGTATGTATTTTCAAAGAACGCTAGAAGATTGGGCTAAGTTTGATATTTCAAACCGAACTAAGTTTGATGCGGCTATAAGTTCAGGATTAGCAATTATGGCTAATCAAAAGCACCTATACACACCTGTACAAAAACAATCAAAAATAAGCATTAACTTTGCAAGATATAATAACAAAAACTCAGTAAGCCAATTACTTAATAGATGAAAAAAGTAGACATAAATATTCAGGCTGCTGCATTCCCAGATCAATTTGTTTCTGATGCTACTAAAGACACTATGGAGTATGGTTTACAGATAGGTCAAGCGATACAATACGAATGGTTTAGAAGAGATAATGGCTCTTGTAGATTTTATGATCAATGGGGTGAATTTATGCGTTTAAGATTATACGCTAGAGGAGAGCAGTCAATAGCCAAGTACAAAAATGAATTAGCAATAGATGGTGATTTGAGCTATCTTAATTTAGATTGGACACCCGTCCCTATTATACCAAAGTTTGTAGACATCGTAGTTAACGGAATGTCTGACAGACTTTTTAAAGTTAAAGCTTATGCTGAAGACGCTATGTCTGCCGAAAAAAGAAATGAATTCCAAGAAATGATTGAAGCTGATATGTTAGCCAAACCTATTTTGGAACAAATGCAACAAGATTTTCAAGTAAATTTATTTACAGCAAATCAAGATGAAATTCCTGAAAGTGATGAGGAGTTAGAGCTTTATATGCAAATGAAATATAAGCCAGCAATAGAAATTGCTGAAGAAGAAGCTATTAATACATTGTTTGCAGAAAATCATTATAATGACACTAGAAGTAGAGTAGATTATGATTTAACAACTATAGGGCTAGGAATTACTAAACATGAATTTCTGTTAGGTCAAGGTGTAAAAATTGATTATGTAGATCCTGCTAATGTTGTTTATAGCTACACTGAAGACCCTTATTTTAAAGACTGTTTTTATTGGGGAGAAATTAAAACTGTTCCTATGACGGAGTTAATTAAAATAGACCCTACTTTAACAAATGAAGATTTAGAAGAAATAGCTCAATCTAGTCAATCATGGTATAATTATTTTAATACCGCTCAGTTTTATGAAAACAGTATGTTTTATAGAGATACTGCAACTTTAATGTATTTTAATTACAAAACTACACATTCGTTTGTTTACAAAAGAAAAAAACTTTCAGATGGTACATATAAAACTGTAGAAAAAGATGATCAATTTAATCCTCCACTTGAAATGATGGAAGAAGGTAAATTTGAAAAAATAACAAAAAAAATAGATGTATGGTATGATGGCGTAATGGTTATGGGAACCAACATGTTGTTAAAATGGGAGATGGCAGAAAATATGGTAAGGCCTAAATCGTCTAATCAATTTGCAATGCCTAACTATGTGGCATGTGCGCCTAGAATGTATAAAGGTCAATTAGAGTCTTTAGTTAAAAGAATGATTCCTTTTGCAGATTTAATACAAATGACTCATTTAAAAATACAACAAGTTGTTTCAAGAGTTGTGCCAGACGGTGTGTTTATTGATGCAGATGGATTAAATGAAGTAGATTTAGGAACTGGAAATGCTTACAATCCCGAAGACGCTTTACGATTGTATTTTCAAACAGGTAGTGTGGTAGGTCGAAGTTTTACTCAAGACGGAGAATTTAATAATGCTAAAGTTCCTATCACACAACTTACTTCAAATAGTGGGGCAAGCAAACTTCAAATGTTAATTGCAAATTATAATCATTACTTAGATATGATTAGGCAAGTAACAGGATTAAATGAAGCAAGAGACGGGTCTACACCAGATCCCAATTCGCTTGTAGGAGTTCAAAAACTTGCTGCGTTAAATTCTAATACAGCTACAAGACATATATTGCAAAGTAGTTTGTATATAACTAGAACTATAGCTGAATGTTTATCTATACGAACAGCTGATATTTTAGAATATTCAGATTTTGCCGATGAGTTTGTAATGCAGATAGGCAAATATAACGCTAGGATTTTAGAAGACATAAAAGATTTATATATTTATGATTTTGGTATATTTATTGAAATGGCTCCTGATGAAGAAGAAAAAGCTATGTTAGAACAAAATATTCAAATGGCTTTATCTAAAGAAAACATTAGCTTAGAAGATGCTATAGATATTAGAGAAATTAATAATCTTAAAATGGCTAATCAACTTTTAAAGGTTAAAAGAAAACAAAAACAAGAAAACGAGCAAGCACAAAAACAACAAGAACAACAAATGCAAGCGCAAATGCAAATGCAAGCGCAACAAGCTCAAGCTCAAATGGAAGCTCAAAAAATTCAAATGGAGTCGCAAGCTAAAATTCAATACAGACAAGCTGATGTAGCTTTTGAAATTGAAAAACTTAAAAATGAAGCTGAATTAAAAAGACAATTAATGCAAACAGAGTTTGAGTTCCAAATGCAAATAAAAGGAATGGAACAGCAGGGTTTACAAAATAGAGAAAATGAAAAAGAAAGCGCAAAAAATAATAGGATAAGTCAACAGTCAACTCAAACTTCTAAAATGATTGAACAAAAGAAAAGAGATTTACCAGCAATTAATTTTGAATCTAATGAAGATAGTTTAGATGGTTTTGATTTAGCTGAATTTGAGCCTAGATAATGTTTGATAATTTTAGTATACAAAAATATAAAAGTTTAAAACATCCACCTAGTTCATCTTTAAAAACACTGAGTGAAATTAAATTTTTAAACTCTAAACAAATAAATTCAGGCTTTGCACAAAAGTATGATAATATTGAAAAGGTGTTTAAAGATTTGTTTAATAATAAATCCAGGAAATATCCATCTGAGCTTGTGGCTAACTTAATTAAAGAAAGCTCAAAGCCTATTTTAAAAATAAAAAACTACCATAATAGAGAAAGGCCTAATGTTGTAGCAAAAAAATATGGTATAAATTTGCCTTATATAAAAATGTCCTCAGCTCAAACTCCTTCATTTCCATCAGGACATTCAGCGCAAGCTTTTTTAATAAAAGAAGTTTTGACTGATATGTATCCTGAAATGAATCCTTTATTTGTTAAAGCAGCGGATAATATTTCGAAAAGTAGGATTATTGCAAACGTACATTATAATTCTGATAAAGTTGTTGGTGAGCGACTAGGTATTGATTTATATAATCACTTAAAAAATATATAAATTTTTGTTTAACTTTACAAAAAATATAATCTAATGGAAATTAAAGTAAAAGACTTAGGGGTGGTCAAAGAAAAATCCCGTGCAGAAATTGAAGAACAACTACTTCAAAAACATGAAGAAAAGTTTGAAGATGCTGCTCAACCTACTGAAACTGTAGAAAAAGTAGAAGTAGAAACACCTGTGACAGAAGAACCTGTTACTGACGAAAAAGAAAACACTCCCGTGTCAGAGTTAAATGACATAGACGTTCTTTCTTATATTAAAGATAGATACAACAAAGACATAAACTCAGTTGATGAACTGTTTGCGGAAAAAGAGGCAAATGAAGAATTACCAGAAGATGTGTCTGCGTATTTTAAGTACAAAAAAGAAACTGGTCGTGGTATTGAAGATTTTTATAATTTACAAAAAGACTACAGTAACATGGACGAAGACGATGTACTAGCTAGTTATTATTCTGCAACAGAAGAAGGATTAGACGCTATAGATATCCAAGATATCATAATAGATAAATTTAGTGTTGACGAAGACATTGATGATCCTAAAGATGTTAAAAGAATAAGGTTGGCAAAAAAAAGAGAACTTTCGAGAGCTAAAAAGTTTTTGAATGAACAAAAAGATAAATATAAAATTCCGCTTGAGTCGAGTGGGGATGGATTATCTGCTGAACAACAAGAAAATTTAAATGCTTATAAAAGTTACATTGAGGAATCTCAAACTGTTGAGGAAAAGCAAAAGAAAAAGTATAATTATTTCTTAGATAAAACTAGTGAAGTTTTTAACAATGAATTCAAAGGTTTTGATTTTAATGTTGGTGAAAATAATATTACTTATAAACCTGGCACAACTGAAGAGCTAAAAAATGTTCAATCTGATATCAATAATTTTATTGGTAAATATATGGACAAAGACGGTTTAATGTCAGATGCAAAAGGTTATCATCGTTCAATGGCAGTAGCTATGAACCCTGAAAAGTTTGCTCAATTTTTCTACGATCAAGGTGTCACAAATGCTGTAGATAATGTTTCTAGAAAATCTAAAAATATTAATATGGATATGCGACAGGCTCCCCAAACCGTTTCTAAAGACGGAATGAAAATAAGGCCAGTAGGAAATACCGATAGTGGAAGAGGACTTAAAATTAGAAGTATTAAAAGAAGTTAAACATTATTAAATTATTAAAATTATGGCAGTAAATGCAATCCCTGGTTTTGATTTGCAACCAAGTTCACAACAAGTGCCCTTGTCTACAAATTATATTCCTAGCTCAGGTTTTACCTGGGTACAACAATATCTTCCTGACACTTACGAAAAAGAATTCGAGCGTTATGGAAATAGAACAGTAGCATCATTCTTAAGAATGGTAGGCGCTGAAATGCCTTCTAATTCTGACCTTATCAAATGGGCAGAACAAGGAAGATTACACACTAAATACGTCAACTGTACTTCGGGAGGAGCAATAGGCGTAGACGCTGGTGTATGGACAATCAACAATGCTCTTGAAAATTTCAACCCTGCATTGGCTGGAACTCCAAACCAAGCTTCTCTTAGAGTGGGACAAACTGTAGTTGTTTCTGACAAAACTGTTGGATCTAATTTACAAAACAAAGGTATAATTACTGTAGCTCCTACAGCTGGTAATCCAAATCAAGTAACAATTGCTTACTATGAAGCTGGAGGACAAGCGATGGGCCCTGCAGTAAATTGTGATATCTTTATTTATGGTTCTGAATTTAACAAAGGAACTAACGGTATGGTAGGTTCTAACGATGCAGATGACTTCATCTTTGAGAACAAACCAATTATCATAAAAGATAAATACCAAGTATCAGGATCTGATATGGCTCAAATAGGTTGGATAGAAATTACAACTGAAAATGGCGCTAGCGGATATTTATGGTACTTAAAATCTGAGCACGAAACGAGACTTAGATTTGAAGACTATTTAGAAACTGCTATGCTAGAAGCTGTACCTGCTGCTGCTGGTTCTGGAGCGGCATCTTACCTGCAAAATGGTGGTGTTGGTTTAGGAGCTGCTGGTGTTGCAAACCTTAATGGTTCTGACGGTGTATTTTTCGTAGTAGGAAATAGAGGAAATGTATTTGGTGGTGGTAACCCACAAAACCTAGCTGCATTTGATTCTATTATCCAAAGACTAGATAAGCAAGGAGCTATAGAAGAAAATGTAATTTTCTGTAATAGACAATTCTCATTTGATATGGACGATATGTTAGCTGCACAAAACTCTCACGGAGCGGGTGGTACATCATATGGTTTATTTGACAATGATAAGGATATGGCTTTAAATCTTGGATTTACAGGATTTAGAAGAGGTTATGATTTCTATAAGTCTGACTGGAAATATCTTAACGATCCTACTATGAGAGGTGGTGTTACTGCTGGTGCAATCAACGGGCTTTTAGTTCCTGCTGGTTCAACTACAGTTTATGACCAAATCTTAGGTAAGAATGCTAAGAGACCTTTCTTACATGTTAGATATAGAGCTTCAGAAACTGAAGACAGAAGATATAAAACTTGGATTACTGGTTCTGCTGGTGGCGCAAGAACTTCTGACTTGGATGCGATGGAAGTAAACTTCCTATCAGAAAGAGCTGTATGTACTTTAGGTGCAAACAACTTCTTCTTATTCCAAAACTAGAATTACCTTAAAGTTTATCTCCGTCTTCGGACGGAGGTACTCTTTATTTTTTATAAATCAAATTAAATTATATTATAATGAAAAAAAAGAATACCCAATTAGTAGATAAAGCATACAGACTAACTAGAGAAGAAAGACCTCTTTCTTATATGCTATCATCACGACACTCAGTAAGATCACCTTTATTATATTTTGACGAAGAACAAGGTGTTAATCGTCCTTTAAGATATGCAAGAAACCAAAAAACTCCTTTTGAAGATGAGCAAGATGGCAACGCTATTTTAGAGCCTGTTGTTTTTGAAGACGGGATGTTATTTGTCCCAAGAGAAAATCAAATACTTCAAAAGTTTTTACATTATCATCCAGGTAATGGAATGGTATTTCAAGAAATAAATAAAGCTAACGATGCGGCTGTTGAACTAGAGCATGTTGAGTTAGAGATTGACGCACAAGTTTTAGCAAAAGATTTGTCTACTGAAAAATTAATTTCAGTATGCAGAATACTTATGGGCAATCAGTCTAACAACATGACAACACCAGAGTTAAAAAGAGATATACTTATCTATGCTAAAAACTATCCAGAAGATTTTATTGATACGGTAAACGATCCTATGTTAGAAATGCAAAATGAAGTACATCAATTTTTTGATGCAGGTTTTTTAACTTTAAGAAACAATAATAAGGATGTTTATTACAATTTACCTAGCAACAAAAAGAAAATGTTGACAGTACCTTTTAATGAAGATCCGTATACAATAACAACATCATATTTAAAAAGTGATGAAGGTATTGAAGCATACAAGTTCTTGAAGAAGCGCTTAAAAAAGTAAATAAATAAAGATTATCTTTGTGGTTTATTAACCCCATTAACATTATTACCTATGGAAAAATTTATTAAACTATTTATATCAGGCAGCGGACAAGATGTTGGATATAAACTAATCCCCGTGAACGGAATCGTGGAGATTAAACAAGAAAGCCCAACAAAAGTTAACATTTTTTACAATGAACTTTCTAGCGCACAGGCACAGGGCTCTATTAATTATGGAGCTGACGCAAGTCAAACAGTACCTGCTGTAACTAATGTAGTGCAGTCTTTTGAAATTACTCATGATGCAATTGCAGCTGGTACTTCTGCATGGAAAGATTTCTTAAATGAAGCGGTAGAAACATCACTTACGCTTTCATGGCAACAACCAGTTTACACACCAGTAGGATATCCTAAGAGTGCTGCATCTGGTAACCCACCTTCTACAATCACTGGAATTGTATCAGGCGTTAAGGCAGCTGGATTACAGACCACATAAGTTTTTTACTTATTAAATTAAAGAGGGGTTACAAAAAAGTAACCTCTTTTTTTTTGACTATATTTGTAAAAACAATTTGAGATGATTAACTCAGTTAGAAATACAGTTTTAGCTATAGCAAATAAAAATAATTATGGATACATAGCTCCACAAGATTTTAATCTATATGCGCAACAAGCGCAAATGGATATGTTTGAAGATTATTTTTATCAATATAATAGCTGGATAGTAAAACAAAACCAAAGAGTTTCAGGAACAGGATATGCTGATATAGTAAAAAGTTTAGTAGAAGTTATAGATAGTTTTTCTGTAACTAAAGGTTTGTTGAAACAAGGAAACAACATGTATTACTTGCCTGAAGATTATTATTATATTAATAAAGTAAACTTCTACCCTAATTTTATTGTATCAGGAACTAACAATATGAACACTGTAGTTAATCAAGTAGGGGATTCAAACTCTACTTTTATAACAAGCGGAGTTTTACCAGGACAAATAATAATTAACACTACAGCGGGAAGTACCTACAAGGGTTTTAGTGCTTATGTGGTTAGTGTAGATAGTCAAACACAATTAACCTTAAGCACAAATATTTTACCAGTTGCAACCCCAGCTGCTGCAAGTGGAAATACTTTTTCTATATTCACTACTAATGGTATTGTAGAGGCTGAAAGAGTAAATCAAAACAAAATATTTTATTTAAACAATTCACCATTAACAGCACCTTCTACTGGATATCCAGCATATGTGCTAGGTGGTGCGACTAGTAGTATTACAGGTGTATCTACAACAGGAAAGTTGGGCAACAGTATATCTATGTATCCCTCTACATTAACAACAGAGGGCTCTATAATAACTGAATATGTAAGATATCCTTTACCTCCTAATTGGACATACGCTACAGTATTAGCAGGAGGTGCTCCAGTTTTTAATTCAGCGGCAGCAGATTATCAAGATTTTGAATTACCATTGTCAGATGAGCCAGGTATCGTAGCTAAAATTTGTCAATATATAGGTATAGAAATTAGAGAGTCTGATGTTTATCAATTTGGACAAGCAGAAATAGCAGAAGATAATCAAACACAAGGATAAGTTATGGCATATATAAATGATTTCACATATTACGCAAATGCAGGGGCAGTTCCAGAAGCAAAAAACTGGGGATCTTATCAATATGTATCGTTAGACGATATAGTTAACAACTTTATATTAATGTATCAAGGGAATAATTCTCTTGTCAATAATATTGAAAGGTATCAAGTATTGTTTCATGCAAAAAGAGGAATTCAAGAATTGAATTACGATGCAATGAAAGAGATTAAGATATTGCAAATGGATTTGGGAGAAGAATTAAAGTTTATTTTACCGTCTGATTATGTGAATTGGGTAAGAATATCTCAATTTGTAAATGGAGTTTTATTACCATTAACAGAAAACATTCAAACAGGTTGGGCTTCTACTTACTTACAAGATAATGATGGTAAAATTATATACGATCAAGATGGTAATGTTTTAAAACCACAGGATTCTCCACTAGATTTATCATTTAGAAGCGGAGAAACAAGTATATATTTAAACGCTGATAGTCCTTATGATGGTCAAGAAGGTTATAATGTGGATGGATGCTGGTATTTTGATTTTGCAATAGGAAGCAGGTTTGGTTTAAATACAGAAACTGCTAATATAAATAAAACATTTTCTATAGATAAACAAAGGGGTGTTATAAATTTTAGCTCTGCACAATCAGCAACGTCTATAGTTTTAGAATATGTTTCTGATGGTATGGAAAGAGGAGTAGATGCTGATATTAGTGTCAATAAACTTTTTGAGGAATTTATATACGCATACATTAAGTATTCTATTTTAAATAGCAAGTTGGGTGTTCAAGAGTATATAGTTAATAGAGCTAGAAAAGATAAGTCATCTTTACTTAGGAATGCTAAAATAAGATTAAGTAATATTCACCCTGGTAGACTCTTGATGAGCATGAGAGGAAAGGATAAATGGTTAAAATAAAATGCCAATAGTAACTACAAATTTTATCGCTGGCCGAATGAACCAAAGCGTGGATGAAAGATTAGTTCCACCAGGCGAATACATTTCTGCAACTAATGTTAGACTAGGGGCTACAGAAACTACCGAAATAGGGGCGTTAGAAAATTCTAAAGGAAACACA